CATAGCGATGTGGTATGCAAGACCCGCAACAAGACATGGAAAAAAGCGGAAGTTCATGTCTGAAGTCTCGGAACCAGCACCCGCATCTTGGACACGGCGTAGCCTCCAATAACGGAAGGTGTAGTCGTTTGTGTCTGGCACAGGCCAAACGTTGATCTTAGGGTTGTCACGTAGGCGTTCTATCCATACTTGAATAGGTCTACCACGCGATAACTTGTTTGGGATAGACGCGTAGGTACTTACGCTAATACGACTTATCGTGAGGTCAGATTGTGTTGATTGGTTGCCTGCACCGGTACGTATGACCTGCTCAAGAAGGTCAATGGTGTCTGCTGGTAAATCGTACTCGGACGTACCAGCAACAAGGCTTACAGTGCCTTCGTCAATCGTCCACAAGTTGATCCCACGATTCTGCCACTCAATGGTCATCAGGTTCATGGACCGACGTGCAGTACGCAAATCGTATCCAGAGCGCATTTCACGGCCAGCACGTTCCCACGCTTCTTCAGCGATCTCCGTGAAGTCCATGTTAAATGCTGTAGTACCTGAAGTTGCCATTACTTTTTACTCGCAGATTTCTTCTTGGCTGGAGCTTTTTTCTTAGCTACAGGCTTCTTTTCAACGGGTTTTTTAACGCCCATTGCTTCTAGTTTAGCCTCTGCCTGCTCTTTAGTCATTAGGTCATACACAACAGTATCGTACGTACCGTCTGCGTTTTTAGTACCTACCTGATAGACCGGCTCTCCCGTAGAAAACCTTCCGTTTTGGAACACTTCCATTGTTTCTCTCCTTACGTATACAACGTCTTTTTACGTCTGCTGTCCATAACAGCACCGCAACCACGAGCTATGGAACGCTTACCACGAGCAAGCCCACCTTCGCGAAATTTTACTTCCGCTTGTTTGGTGTTCTTGACCACAGTCTTGCCTTTCTTACCTTCACGCTTCTTCTTTTTAGCTGTCGAAGAACGTTCAGACTTAGATAGGCTTTGCGCCTTACTCCTAGGCAAGCACCGGTCAGGGTTCTTTTTGTCTTTAGAGGTGCCGCACTCGCCTTTGATTTCGCCATCGGTACCGATACGAACCCACTCTTGATCTCGCCACTTCTTCAAATCACCCATTACTTCTTCGCCTTTTTGCCTTTGGCACCCTTAGCATAGTTAGGGTCTTTGCAATATTTAGACGCCGCCATGTTCGCGTAAGCAGACGGGTACGTGTCAAAGGTGCGCTTTGCCCACGCCTTACCCTTGGCACATATTTTCCCGCCTGACTTATAGTAACGACGCATGTTATCGCATCTTACAAGGGCGTGTGCCTTTACGCGCAATACCTGCACCGCGAACTTTACCGCCCTTAGCGTAACCTTTCTTCGCCATACCACCATTCTTCATGCGTCGTTTTATAGTCGGTCCCGATGGCTCGCTGGGAGGGGTAGGTGGTGTAGGTTCTTCCATACGTAGTGGTCCCGGCTGTAATCGACGCTTACGACCTTTCATCGTAGACTCGTCCTGTGGAGCTTGAGCCATACCACCTCTAGCGTAGCCTTTTTTAGCCATACCGTTTTTCATCTTCTTCTTCCCCATATCGTTTGCACCTTTACCGTCCATAGCAAACTCAGGAACCATTTTGCCTTTCGGCCCTTTCTTCATGGGCATCTTAGCCATCGTCATCTCCCTCCGCGTAGAGATTGTCAAAAACTTGGTTTACATCCAATGTGTAGTCTAAGTCAGACTTACTGTAGTGGATATGTTGTGAGGGTAAGAAATCAGGAGCGCCTTCTCCCATCTCAAACCACGCGGGATGCGACACTCGCACCCTGTTATTAGGTAACGCTACGATGTTTCCGGTCCACTTTCCTGCGTCTAACAACTCAAGCACGTGCGCTTGCTTATGTTGCGCTGGGTCATCAGCGATCTCAGAATCGGTGTAGTCCACCGTGAAATAATATTTAGCTGGGTAGAACTTACCGTCAATCTTTGCCATCCAAGGGCAGGGAGTACATCTGTCTAGCACGTACACGCTATGCGTACGAGACGCACAATCCCACGGTTGAGCCGCCCATACGGGCATAGGGTCAGGCCACTCTTCTAGGGGTGTATCCCCTACAAGCGCCGTAATAGGCATACGTGCCCACATAGCTCCGCCATGAACGTTAGGTTCATCGGTATCGTCTGTCTCACAGCCAGTAAAAATGACCTGAAACGACAAACATCGATTAGGTATGGTAGTTACGGCGATCACCATAGCGTGCAAAAACTCACCATGATATGCCATGTGGTTGTGCGTATATTCCCTACGAACCCAACATTTAAAGTGTGGTATGTTTGACTGAAGGAACGCCATCAGCAGTTCCACTTCCGCAAACTTTTGTTGATGCGGCTGTTAGGATCATTCGCTGTCTTCGCGCTAGTGTTGCGCTTCTTCATACCTTTCATGCGGGCACAGAAAGACTTACGCCGTTTAGCGGCCTTAGAGCCTTTCTTCAACTTGCTAGGCTTGGTCGTTACCGCAGTCTTCAGCTTACTGCCGGGGTTTTCCCGGCGGTAGCTTGCAACTCCTTCCTTGTTAAGCCCGCCCGACTCGCTTTTACCCTCTTTACGCGTCCACGCAGGGGTTTTTACCGAGCCGCCTTTCTTGTAGTAAGCCCGCATAGTATTTACCCATAAAACACTGTCATAGCAGTAATGTTAGTGAACGCACTTACATACACGTCTGACTGACACCGAATACCGTCATCAGGAATGTTGACGGAGTGTGAATCAGACGCAACAAAGTCTAGGTCCAATACAGTGCTTCCACCATTACCATCAGTGATAGTAAGGCGGGGGCTTCCTGTAGTGCTCAAAACTTGCACTTGGCGAATACGCGCGGGGCCAACACCTAAAGATCCTACACCCGTGACGCGTTTGGACTGAACATCTGATCTAGGCATTGTTCACTCCTTATCCAGCGGATACAGTCAGAACACCTGAGTTGCTATACAGTTGACCTGCAACAGATGGATCGGACGTTGGAAGGTCTTTAATGATAACGACGCTATTAGTACCGTTGTGAGCAATCGAGATATTCTCGGTTACTGTACCAGTACCAGTCGCTTTAGTGATGTCCTTAAACCCATTCTCCGAACGGACTGGACCTTGGAATGTAGTATTCGCCATGTGAATCTCCTGTCTTGGCTAATGTCAGTTACGGAATGTAACTGTCAGGGATTGATTTTTTATAGCACAGAAAAAGAAAGGGGGCAATAAATGCCCCCCTCTTAGTCATTAAGCTCCCGGAGAACCGAAGATGCCTAATGGGTCTGACACGCCGAACGAGTAACGCTCACGAGCCTTGTAGCGGCTGTTGCCAGTATCAAAGTCAGCATCCATAGATGTAGACATTGGTGTACGGACAAAGTGCTTAAGACCGTTAGGAACGTCAGTCATCAAGAACCAAGCGTCAGTATCAGTCAGGTAATGGTTAACAGTGTAACCCTCTGGGATAGAACCGTTATTGCGAATCGCATTAAGGTCGTTATCCGCAGTACCCACGCGGCCTTCTGTTTCGAGCAAACGAGTTGCAACGAACTGAAGAGCGGGTGGAATTACCAGCTTCTTAGGCTTGGCGGCGATGAGAAGACCACGCTCGTCTGTCCAACCAGCGATCTGGATAACGGCGGCTTCCAAAGAAGTCTCGTTAAGATCAGCCGCAACAGTTGGCTCATTCGAGTTGCTACCACCGCTAACCAGTGGGTGATCGGTAGTGCAAAGTGCCTTACCGTCGCCGTAGGTCACACCAGTGTCAAACGCACTATTCAAGATAGTAGCGGCCTTGACCTGCTTGGTGTACGCCATAGCACGTGCGAGAGCCTTCGTATAACGAGCAGACAGTGAGTCATACAGGTTATCTTCGATAGCTTCCTCAGTGATTGAGAAGCCCATCGCGATGGTCTCGTGTGTATAGCGAGCAGTCCACGCTTCCTGAGCATTGTCATACTCAATTGCGGCACCTTCGTTTTTAACAGGTGCGGCTGAGAAGCCTGAGAGCTTGGTCTCTTCCTCAAACGAGCGATCTGAGGTTTCAGTTTCAAAAATTTCGGCGTGCTCTTCACCGTATTTTGCGTACTCCATACCAAACAAAGCGTTCAGTCCGGGAAGGAGTTCCTTTAGTAGCTGGGCGCGTGAAATAGCCATTGCTCAAATCTCCTTATACGCCAGTCGTGTTGTCGTACTGGTGACCTGCGTTCCACTTAACGTAAGCCTCAGTAAAACCACCCGAGCTGTTTTTAGTTTCCCCAACCAAACCGACGATGCGGAAAGGAAGGGTGTTAGTTGTAGCGCTGGTGTGAGAAATCGCGCAACGAGAGTTGCCTGAAGTCGAATCACCAGTGTTATCTACACCTGCGACGTTAGCACCGATGTCAGTCTGTGCAAGGTCACCGATAGTTGTACCCGAAGATACGACAGCGGCCTTGAACAAAACGTCAGTCGCATCAACAACATATGCTTCGATGTCAGATGCAACAGTGCTAGCGGGGTATGACTGTCGGAACACCTTATAACCGAGGTTAGGATCGGTGTATGTACAGCCAAGGAAAACACCCACAGGTGTCATGGCGGCGTCAAACGTATCACGCTCGACAGTGCCTCCGGTAACGAGCTTCACAGCATCCCCATAAAAAATCGCTGTGTTATAGCCACTTGCAATCTTGAAGTGACGAGTAACACCTACGAAAGGAGAGCCGCTCAACAGTTTTACCGGAACAAGTCCATAAGGACCACTTACAGTAGGATAAGCCATTTTAAGCTCCTATATTAAGTTCCGTTACCAAAAGTGACCTTCGTCTTTCTCTCATGGAAGAGAGGCATACGAGGATCGTTCTCTCGCATGAGGTTGTTGTCTACAGATTCCATCTGGGAACGTGTCTGCTGTTTGTAGTAGTCAGTACGTTCTTCGATGAGTTCGACTGGAGCTTTGCACAGTAACAAACCACCAATCACAACGTTGTCTTTGAACCTATCGTTCTCAATAGTGACCAACGTAATTTCTGGATGATCTGAAGCCTTTACTGGCTCCCAACCTTCACGCAGTTTGGAAGAAACATTTGTGGCGTCAGTCGTACCTTGCGAACTGACTCTTATCCAGCGGAATTCATACCCCGGCTCGGGATTAGGTGAGGGTAGTACCTCGGGGCGCGTCCAAGCCTTTTTGCGGGTCGTCTTTTCACGAGATTTAAGCTCTCGGTCTATACGATTCTCAGCCATCATTGTTTCCTCATATCTAATGCAACCTGTTTGGCGTACTGTTCTGGGGTAAGACCCAAGCGTTTTGCCAACGTTAACTGTGTTTGCGTGAGCCTAATTTTCTTAGGCGCTGTGCTCCGCGTAGCGGGGGCAACCACATTGTTGGATCTTCGTCTTACCTCCGGTTCATCCTCGAAGTTCTCGGGGAATACCTCTCGCATACGAGTATTAATTCGCTCGTAGTAATCGTCAGTTTGAGGGTCTACACCCTCTTTGACAAGCCTATTATGCAACCCTAGGGCGAAACTTGTCATTTCTTCATCTTCATTAAACCACGGATTCTCTTTTTGCCAAGTCCGTGTCTTTTCGTCAATTTGGATAGGCTGTGGAGCAGATTCCTGCTCAGGACTATCAACGGGTAGCGTATACTCTTCTTGAGGCAGTTTAAACTCTTCGAGCTTATCAGCCTTGATCTTTGCTGTTGACAACCTATCCTGCGCCGCCAAAACCTTGTCAGAGTCACCCGCATCGTACGCACGTTTGTAAGCG